GTTAGTGTGTTGTAACCATCTTCTTTAGATAGGTATGCAAGCACTTTTTGTTTAGCTGACTTCATTCAAATACTCCATAAAATATGACTGCACTTTTGAGAACATCACAGAGGCAGTCCTTCTCTGCAATAGAGTTTATAATACACGAAAAGAGAGAGTAAGTCAATACTCTCCCTGGTAATCATGGTGATTAGAAAGGTATATCTGTAGTTGTTTCAGGTGTTGGTTCTTCCTGAGTTTGTGCCAAGATAGTTTCGGTATTAGCACCTGCATCAACCTTAGTGTACAAGTCTAAGAAAGATGTTTTGGTATCAATGTCAAAGCGATTCAAGCACAATTCGATTGCCTTCATCTTGTTACCGAACACACCAAAGGTGCGAGTAATGTGTACTAAACGGCGAGTAGAAATCACTTCGTCAACACCGCCTTCTGCAAATGTTTTACGAATTACATCTGCCCAAGTAACAAGTTTCTCTGCAAACTCATCATCACTACGACCAACCGAAGCAAGTTCTTTCTTGATGATCTTGCGTTCGATAATAGTTGTTGGCCAATCTTGTTCCATCGTGTTAATGAAACGCTCAAGGAATGCTTCGTTTAGTACGTTGGTGTACATGTAACGACCATCCTCTGAACCTTTACCTTTGGTATTAGCAGTAGCTACAACTGTAAATCCAGGAGCAGGTACAACTAGTTCATTCTTTTTCTTCAACAAGAATGGTTTACCTTCTAGAACACGTTGCAATGATGCAAGATTGTTTGCACCGTAGTCAATTTCATCGATACACAATACAGCACCTTGTCGTGCTGCAACGGTAACAGGACCATCACGCCATTCCATCTGACCGTTAATCAAAACGTAGTTACCAAGCAAATCTGATTCATCGGTATCAGGTGTCATTGATACGCAAACGAATTTACGTTTTGCTTTGGCACAAGCCTGTTCAACTGACATGGTTTTACCATTACCAGATTGACCTGTGATGAAAATTGGATAGAAAGAATTTGATTTGACGATATTAAGAATATCATCAAAGTTTCCGAAAGGAACATAGTTTGGATATGCCTTAGGTACTAAGTCCTCAGTCTCAAGGTCAGTAGTGACATTTGTGATACGGTGACCAGACTTAGTTTCCATTACAGGTTCTTCCTTAGCAGGCATTGCTAAAACTTTTGCAGACAATTGTGGTACATGATATAAACCACGACCAGCACGATATTCATCTTCTTTCAAAAACCATTGAGGTACTGGGATTCCAATATTCTCAGCGATTGCAAAAACTTCTGGACGGGTCACTTCGGTTTTACCGAGTGCAATAACAGCATTCAAAAACTTCTGACGGCTCTCTGAACGACTTGCCATAATATAAACTCCTAATCACAATGAAACATCATAATAACACAATACGGGATATATGTCAAGCGATATTTGAATTATACCGCTATCCCACCAATAAACTTAGATACAAGTACCCGATTAATCTTCCGAGACTTGTTCATTTTCATAAATGCGTTGGTAAGTTTACTTGTCGTAATTTTACCGTTTACATTCAAACTTTCGTCGGCAACTTTTAAATCATCACCGCCTGGGATAAGGAAGAAATTACCATACCCTTCTATTTCACATTCCAACAATTTTTGCTTTCTCAAAAGTTTAGCATACTTGTCGGAATACTCTTGCAACTTTCTATTCTGTTCCCAACGATCTTGAATTTTCATAATTTCTTTGAGTTCGTCGGTTTGATACTTAGTTTCAATTGATAAACGCAATTGGCGCAGATTAGATTCTGTAATAAAGAAACCATGAATTTTTGCTCCAGTTACTTTAGTTAACCATTTCATAGATGCAGCACGCATACCATTGTGGCAGTTATCAATCTTTACTTGAAATTTATTCTTACGATCAACCAAGAAACAATTAGTATGTTCTGGTACAATCATTGTTGTCCTGCATTCTGAATGTTGGTGACGAACTGCATCAGCATCACCGTCATGCACAACAACTGTATTCACAATATCCAAGTTATACTTTTTACGGAATTCTACAACTACCTCTTTCAATGCAAAGATAGATTCCGTCAAAGGTGTATTGGATAACGATTCACTTGGAGGATATGGCAATCTACAATATCTACCAGAAGATAAAAATGAACTTCTAAGCAACAAAAGACTTTTGAAAGACTTTTGAAATTCAGCAGCACCCATGTTTGAATTCAGATACTCACGAAGAAATACTGGTTTCAAAGCTACTTCTCCAATGTTTTGGCTAAACTGACTTTGTAACCATGCATCGGTATAACAGTTTTCATTAGGAAAATCTATCTTACGTGCATCCATAGCATTACCAAAACCATAGACTACAAATGGAATACTCACTTTGCGACAGAATGATGCAAGCACCAAAATCTGTTCAATCGATGCTGCCATATTATCTGACATAGAACCAGATTTATCTAACAACAAAACCAGACCGTGTGATTTACCTTTAGGTACTCGCATCATCTTTTTAAAGATGGTATCATCGATTTGATACTTGTAAATTTTACTAATATCAATATCACCAGTCTCAGACATTTTTGCTTTGGAAAACTTAGATGCTGCTTTACGCATCTCAAATTCTTTTGCAAGCAATGATATGTAACGATCATTCTTTTGTTTGAAATCGTTAAGGTATGCGTTTGATGCATCCTGAGCATTTCCGTTATAATAGTTTGTGTAGAATTCCATCATCAATTCATGTACACGTTTTGCAGGTGTAATGATTTGACTTAGATTGATTTTCGCTGGAACACTCACATAAACATATTCTTTTGAAGATTCGTCCAAAAGTTTTAATTCATTACGGCGATAGTTTTCATCGGTTTCAGCACGAGGTTGAAAACTTTTGTCAGATTCAGATGGTGTACTATCTTTGGTTTCTTCATAGTCACCAGAACCATCACCATCTTCTTGGTTTTCAGATTCATCGGGTTGACCATCTTCATCAAGATCACCATCATCAAAATCATCAGAATCGAAATCAGCATCACCGAATTCTAACGAATCATCATCAAGGTCCTCACCATCATCACCAACAGGATATGATGGATTATTCTTGTACCATTCCTCCATCAATTCTTGCTGCTCTGATTTTGAGTATTCCCAAATTTTATCTGTAACACGAACAACATCATCCCATGTTTCCAGAGCATTTACTTCAGCAAGTAATTGCTTTTCCGTTTCGTTTTGGAATTTCATATTAACATATTGACCAACCTTTGTTTCAAGATTGATGCGGTCAATAAATGTTAGAGGTGCTATACGTTTTTCGATACCAAAGAAATCACGGTCAACTAGTTTTTTGTATGCACTAGTAAACTGGCGAGTTAACCCTGGATATTTACGTTTGATTTTTTTCTCGATACGTGCATCTTCCACAATGTTTAGGAAGTGCTTATAATTTTTGCCTTTGCTCGAAGCAGCATTATGCCAACCTTCGACAGGAGTATATAAAGCGTGACCAACCTCATGACCCATGCAAAGGTCATAAAGATCACCTGCCATATCTTGCCAGATAGGACATACTAGGACACGCTCTTTAGGTAGAAAATATGCGGTTGAAGTTTTACGGTGTTGCACCGTTAGATTTTCGCTTGCCATTAGTTTAGCAAGCTGTGATTTACTTTCAGCGGTAATCTGCATTTTAGTTCCTAAAATTGATTTAGACTTCTATATTAACAGATTTTGCTGTATTTGTCAAGTATGTGTAGAATTGTTGCCGAATTGCCGCATCCTTGAATACCTCATCAAGTACGGCAGGCATACCGTGATATTTAAATGCCGAAATGACATCATTCACCGAAGTGTAAAAATGCATTTCTTCTTCTTTTGACAACTGTTGCCAAACTGACATCGGGTTTCCTTTCTTGATTTACCAACTTAAATTCTATTATACATGGTAACCCGCTTTATGTCAAGCGTTGTCTTAAAAGAAACTTTCTAGTGTTGTCGAATTGGCATCTTTGAATGCCTTTTTCCATGAGATATTTGCTGCTATTTTTGCAGTATTTTTCCACTCACCAGCGGTAGTTTCTTTTTCATATAACGCAACTAGTCCTGGGTGTGCTAAAGCAAGTTTTTGCATAGATTCATTATGTGCTTGAATAGTTCTTTCATCAGTTAATCCACCACCTGATTGAACTGGTCCTGGGTCAACTCTATATCTGTTACTTAGTCGATTCTTATAACCCATCTTAAATAACTGAAGTGTGACATGGAAATCTTCTGCGTATCTTATACTAGTCCAATCTAATTCATTCGCAGGAAAGTTTGGACCATCAAAGAAAAAGTTAGACCATTGTCTAGTAATCTCTTTGTATTCTTTTTCACGATCAGGTATGTTAGATGTTACATCCATACCACAAAACACAATACCTTCATCCATCCAACCACACAATAATTCTTCTAGATCATCAAAATCTTTATCTTCCATTTTGACTTTTGACTTTTCATAATCATCATTAAGCATTCTTGTTTTAAAGAATTTTAGATCATCATCAAAGACACCGAATCGTTTGTCAAGATTTTGTTTTGCAATCCACTCACGTTTCTCTGGTACCTTAGTTATCTCAACGGGTAACACAATATGTGGATAGTCTTTATGTAGATGTTGTTCATCTTGTTGCACAACTAAAAATGTTCTATCTTGCCAAGACTTTGGTAGATTATTAAAAGTTATTTGTGCATCATGTCTTTTGTATGTTGGTATAAAGAAGTTATTTAACATTTGCCATCCTAGTATCACAATAAGAGACACAGGACAATCTAGTCCCAGGTCCTTCAATTTCACTTACGCCATGTTGTTTACGACTGTCACCAACAAACACATCACCATCACCAACTGATATTGCGACACGATGTTGTGGTAAAATAAAGTATGCACCTTTGTAATCACCAACTTTAAATACGGATATGCATGTAAGACTTGAATTCAAATCACCTGCATCGATATGATAACCCATCATCGATGTATCATTCTCTGTATACTTGTTTGCTGACATCGTAGTAAAGATTGTATCATTCAATCTATGTTCTTTCTTAATGTACTTGTCTGCAAACACAACTTGATTTTTATATTCTTTCGGTGCAATGAACTCATATGCTTGTGCAGCATAATGATTCATGTCAAAGAATACTTTTTGTTTTTCTGGATTCTTCTTTGACCATGCATCTAATTCCACTTCTCCAGTAAATCTACCTTTCTTGTAACCAAGTAGAACACTATGAATTGCTTTACCTCTTGCGACGGTATCCCATGTACCATCTTTCTTTTTACGAATTAATGCGTTGCGTGTCTTACCTTTGAACTTATAGTGTTCACCTTCTACCCATCCAAACTTTTTAAGTAGTTCATCAGGATCCCACGGTCCTGCTTGTGCAGTACGTAGATCGGAAGTGTGATTTATTTCCATCATTGTATAAACACAATCGTCGTATATGTCTTTTGGAAATACTTTACGTGCTACACCTGCAAGTAGTTCTCTTTCTCCGAACATATTTGCAGGACCCCAAACACGAAAGTCATCATTGACTTCATCAGCATCAACAACTAAATCATAATCATCTTCTGTAGGAACACGACCATGATACTTTTGTGCTTCGTCAAGTCCAATGTCCGTGTCTATAAAAAACTCTTTCATTATTGTAACTCTTTATATGGTTTAAGTATTTTGTTGTAAAGATTAGATGATATAGCTTGCATGACTTTAGGTGCAACCATTAATCCAATACGTTCTTCCATTGCTTCCTCGCTACCTGGAGCAAACTTGAAGTCATCTGGTAAACTCATGATACGCATCAATTCTTTCAAAGTGAAACATCTGTCCTCAGATGGGTGAAAGTAAGAGTGACATCTTCCTGTAATTGTCGGTGCGGGGGTATCCCATGAACAACGGAAGTAATTGAAGTATGATGCACGATCTTTAAACTTTGCGAGTTTTGGTTCGTTTGGATTCTCTGCTGCAACATCCATTAGAAAATGACAGAACTGCATTTGTTTATGTGGATTGTGTGGTATCTTCTTCAATACTTCACGCACAACAATGTTTCCTTTTGCAAGTTTGTCTCTTTCGTTTTGACATTCAACTGCATAGTTAGGATCAGCATCTAATCCATCAAACGCACCTTGTAGTGAAAGTTTTCTTCCTGATGGTTCAGGATACAATGTTTGATATAAATTATAATCTTCGATACCAAGTTTTTCTGCAACATCATTACGAACACCGATGATGAATGTTCTCTCACGACCTTGAGGTACACCGAAGTGTGATGCATTTAAAATATGAGATATACACTTATAACCAATCTGTTCTAGTTCATACTTGAACGAATTGAGATAGTCTCTTGCCTTACCTGACGATAATGCTTTCACGTTTTCAATAACAATAGTCTTTGGTTCTAAGTCTTTTGCAATACGAATCATTTCCAAAGTTAATTTCTCAATTTGAAACTGTTTATGTCCATGATAATTCTTTTCCTTATCCCACGACTTCTCTCTCTTACCTGACATAGAAAAGTGAGTACAAGGTGGTGAACCATCAAAGATATCCAATTCACCTGGAGATAAGTTTGCAGCATCTAAGAACTGTTTTCCTTCAATCTGTTTGATGTCTCCAGTCAATACAACTGTCCCAGGATGATTTAACTTGTATGATTCGTATGCATGGTCAACGAATTCGTTAGACACAAGCACTTTACCACCGGCAAGTTTATATCCAGTAGATGATCCACCTGCACCTGCAAAGGTACTGATGACAGTAAATAGATTTTGTTCAGATGCAGCATTCATATC